AGGGGGATCAGGTGGAACAGCAACAGATGGTTACAATGCAGGTGGAGGAACAGTTATACTTATATCAGGAACTAAACCTTTACCTAGTGGTTTGACAACTGCTGCAGCAGCAGGAACAAGTGGTACCGGTACTGCAGGTGCAGGTACAGTAGTAACAGTATTTAACATCGCAGCTAGCGATACAGATCCAGGAGCATAATATGGCAATTAAAGAAATTGGAGTAGTGCCTACAGACTTTGAGGCATTCGATGTTATACCTGACAGCATTTATGGATCAGGTAATGATGGAAATGTGACTATCTCTTCCAACACAACTTTGACAAGAGATATGCATTACAACAACTTAACAATCAATGATGATATACATTTAGATACAGCAGGATACAGAGTCTTTGTCAGAAACTCTTTAATGATGTCTAACACAGCATCAGAGCAGGCAACTTGTTCAATTGGTAGAAAAGGTGCAGCTAGTACTGATGGAACACTAAAAGGTGGTACAACAGGTAATGCAACTAACAGTATTGGTGGTGCAGGAAATGGTACAACTGCTACAGCTCCTACTGAAGGTATAGAATATTTCAACCATCCAGATCTGGCTATAAGTGGAGTAATTGTTCATGGTGGACAAACAACACCTGAGGCTGTAGTTGGTGGATCAGGAGATACAACTAACGCAGGTGGTGGAATTGTAGTTTTATGTGCAAGAAATATTAGTGGTTATGGAACTGTCTATGCTACAGGAGAATCTACTACCGGTGGTGGAGCAATCTTTATAGTCAGTCAAGACATACCATTGACAGGTTTAGCAACTGATGTTACCGGTCACAATGATGGTAATGTAAAAACATTTAAGGTCTGATCATGGCTAAAAAATGTACATGTGGCAAAAGTCCAACAGGATATTGTGTAGGACTTCATAATAAACCTGATACAGAGGATACTAATGGCAACAGTAAGAATTTATTATAAAAGAGAAGATGAAGACTATGGTAATTGGAATTTATTTTATTTTCCAGGGACTATGAATTCTGAAGATGCAGTAGCTTTATTTCCTGATGATCCAATAGACAATATATATCCTTATGGACCTAGAAAAAAATTAGACTTTATCGTTGGCGATAACCTTGGTTATGTAGATGTAGAGCTTAACAACGCAAAAAGATTTTCATTTAATATAAGGAGAAAAGATTTTGTTACAGATTATAACGGAGAGTTTGATGTTCCTTTAAAACAAGAAAATTACATTTTAAATGAATATCAATATGAAATGGGATATGTTTGGGATATTGACACTAATATAAATCCTGACACAAGCTTTTACATTAAAAACGATAGTCCTTATGTATACGCTGATAGTACTTATACCAATATATTAGCAACAGATATAACTTGCACTACAATAGATAACTTCGACAAAGATCTTGATACAATATCATTTGATGATGGAGATGATGGTACTGATCAAGGATCATACCAATACATAAAAATATTTTATAGCAAAGGTAACGCATACTTTGTGGAAATACCTGATAATTATGTATTTCCACAAGAAGATGGTACAGGAATAAAAGATATTCGTGAATATTCAATGCTATACTTACTAGGAAATACTTACACTATAGGAGAAAATATGGATCTATCAATTGATACAGATGCTTTAGCAGTAGAAAAAGCTGATGCTTTACAAGTATGTGAAAAGGCAATCGCTAACTCTTTATACAAACTTGGTGAAGATATCGATGCTTTTGATGAAACTGCGTTCTTGGCCGATGTTGATGCTTATAAAGCTACAAAAGATGTTAGTTTTGGTGCAACAATCGATTACTTAAAGGCACAACTAGATATTCAAGCAACACTGACAGCCTAATAAAAGAAGGGAGGATCATGCGTATAATTTACTATGTTCCTGAAGGAGAGTCTATTGTTGACTATAAATCTGAATGGGAACAAGTCGTTGCAGAAGTGCATGTTGGTTTGTCACCAAATATAGAAGATTATATAAAAGATCCTACTAAGGCACAAATTGTAGAAATACCTGAATACAGAAAAGCGCATATACCTGTTAATGCAGCATCTAAAGATTTTATACAATATGTTTATATTGATGAATTTTTTGATAAAGATGAAATGCCACAATACAAGATGGAGATCTGGTCAAAAAACTTAGACAAACCATCAGAGACTCATGTAAAAATAGATACTCACATACTTCAATACGACAATTTTAAAAAACACTTCTATTCAGAACATATATCATTAGCACCTGGTTGGTATGATGTAGTCTTTTTTCGAGATGGTGAGGAAGTCGAATCTAAAGAAATAGCCGTATATGAAGCAAGCGATGAAGAAGAGTAATCTTTGGACCCAAGGATCTCCTAAAGAAATAGTTAGAGGGGTTGTAGCTTGGGAAAATTGCTTAGAAGTCCCTGAAGGCATCATTGAATCTATGAACGAAGATGTTGATAAATGGAAAGAAAAACAAGCTAGTTCAAGTAAACAGTCAGAGTCAGCAAAATCTCTATACAATGCAAATGGACCTATCAGGTTTGATCCTGAACAAGAATTTAAAAAAGAAGTTCATTATAGATTTTTAAGACAAATTCAAGCAAATTCTTTAAATAAAGCTGCACAATATTTTGAAATATTTCCTGATGTTGAAAGAGAAATTAATTGGATGGAGAAATACCAATACATAACTTACAGACCACCAAAGCATATGGAATATCATAGTGATAATCACTCTGTAAGAAATCCAAAAACAAATAAATATTATATTGCACCATATATGAGAAGAATTACAATCCTGACTTATTTAAATGATGATTTTATGGGTGGGGCGTTAAGTTTTAGATATTTCCCTGAGGCAGATCCCTATAAACCACCTGCAGGATCTGTAGTAATTATGCCAAGTTCTTTCATATATTCTCACGCAACTACACCTTTACTTAATGGTCGCAAAGCTGCGTTTTTAGTTTCACTGAGTAGTAATTTTGATATGGATAGTTATAATAGTGGTAGACCACTAGATGAAATAAAAGCGAGGGAATTATCATGAAAAAAGTGATGGGATGTGTAGAAATTTATGAAGATTTTATTACTGAAGATCAAGCTCAAAACATAATTAAAATATCTGAAGATATCGATCAAGATCCTGATTTTGAACTTGGATTTAAAGATGCATCTGTAGGTAAAGGACACAAAGGTGGAGATATACGATCAAATAAAACATTCAACATAACAGAATTCCACTTTACACCAAAAGAATCTAGAATATATAGAGAATCAGTCAAAGATGGTAAAGATAAATATTTTCAAAATATAAGCAATATTCAAGATTTAATTGCATCTAAATTACAAGAGTATGTAAACGAATACACAAAAAAATATGATTTTCCAATTATGTTTGATGAAGGATACACATTACTTAGATACCAAGGTGGTCAAGAATACAAAGCTCATTGTGATTACGCACCTCACATGCCAAGGTATTTATCTGCTTTAATATTGTTAAATCCTTTAGAGTATGAAGGTGGTGGTACATACTTTGTTCATTTTGATGAAAATATAAAACCTGAAAAACCTGCTTTAGTTTTATTTCCAAGTAATTACGCTTATGCACATAGAGCTATGCCTATAATTAGTGGTACAAAATATGCAATAGTCACATGGTTAGGTCATCAAATAGACACAGATGGATTACCAGATTTTTATTTACCAAGAGGATGAATGTGGATGCAATAATAATTACAGATTTATTTAAGGGAAACCAATTAGAAGAAATGAGACATTGGCTAGATAATGAAACTCCTTATTGGGAAGATGACACATGGGAGAGAGCATCTAGTGGAGTTATGAAAAAGAGATGTGCTGAATTAAATATGTATCATATGGCTACATTAGATAGAGCTAGGGAAATTTTTGAAATACACAATTTACTTCCAACATTCTCAAGTCTTAATTGGTATCAAGAAGATGATCATCATCCTATTCACAAAGATACTAATCCTGTAGAATATACAATTATGTACAATTACTATTCAGAGAATGAGTGGAATATAAATGTAAATGGTATGGAATATAAAGTTGAAAATGAAACTGCAATAGCATATTGTGGATCTGAGCAAGAGCATGGTAGATTACAAAACCCAGGTGGAGTAACTGTTGCACTATACTTCAATTATGCAAAGCCTGATAATTATCACTTTGCATTAGGGGAATACAGTAGTGGAGAGGTTATGTTCCCTTCAAGAAGACATGAATTCGAAGTTAAGAAAGATTGGTTATAAATGGTTGAAATAGATTTAACTGTTGGAGAGTCTGTAGAATACAATGCATCAGACTTGACAGAAGAAAAACTTATGAGTGAAAGGCTTACACTTGATCCATCATTAGAGTTTTACTTAAATTCTAACTTATCAGATATTAATAAAGCTTTAGTTGTAGGTGCAGGAGTAGGAGTAGCTAGCAAGATACTAACTAGTAATGGCAAGGATGTGACAAATATTGAGCCTATTGAATCAAGATTTGACATACTTGAAATTAATTGTCCTAGCGCAACAAATATAATGAAAGCATGTGACAGTTCATCAGGCACAGGAACAATGTACTACTTTAATGATAATGAGTCAGGTGCTAAATTAAATACAAATTTTGGAAACGCATCAGAAAATGTAGATGTAATAACAGTAGATAGTTTAGGTCTTAATGATCTGGACATTCTAATTGTTACTGCAAATGGCAAAGAGCTAGATATATTAGAAGGGGCTGCAACTACAATTGCTGATAATACAGGTATAAAGGTTGTAATAACATGGGTACCAGATCTAATGGATGACATTGATCAAGCTGTTACCGATTTAAAAGCACTGCCTTTTACTTCTTATAAGATTATCCATTGGGAAGATTCAGATAACTCTGTATCTTATAGGAATCAATATACAGATGAATATCCTGATGACAACTTAAAGATTGTTCAGCAAGCAGTTGTGTTAATGGAATAATATGGCTAAATGGTGGGAAACAAAAAAATATAGTAGATTTTTAGAAGAAAAAGAACATGTTGTTGGAGATGATAAGATTCTTTTTCTTACAGCAGATCCGGAATTTGTTGACCTAGCACCCCCTAAGCCTGCTAAAGAATTTATACCTGCTTGGTACAAACACCTACAAAGAGAATGGTCTTATATGAATGATAAAGATGATTCTTGGAACACAGTGCCATATAAAGATAACTCAATGAAAAAGTGTCCAACTGTAAAAGATATAATGACAGCAGGTTATATTATACCTTTATGGCTCGATCTTAAAATAAGTCACAATAAACAAACAGGATTTAATTGGTATAACAAGCATGCTTTCAATGACACAATAACTTATCATGATCCTGCATCAATTGGCAACATGCCTTTTCAACCTAGCAGTTTTGACACAGCTTTAAAATTTACTAATCCTTGGGATATTATAACTCCTCCAGGTTGGTCAGTTATAATAACTCAACCTTGGTATCACAGAATATGGGAAATAGAAATTATGCCTAGTCTTGTAGAGACTGACTCTTATCATCAGATGAATATACCATTTTTATATCATGGAGTGGGAGAAAAGACTTTTAGGCAAGGGACACCATTGATTCAAGTTATACCATATAAAAGAAGTGGTTTTGATTTGGAAGATTTTGAAAGCAGAGAAATGGATGATTTAGATAAGAAGTACTATGCTAAAAGCAGATCTGCAGAAAGAACAAGGCAGAATGGTTTTTATCGTTGGTTAACACAACAAAATAAAAAAAGATGGAAAGATGAGGGAGTATTAGATGAGTAAATGTCCAATACCTAGAATTACTGACATATGGTCAAAGCCTATGAAAGAAATAAGTAGGAATGCACCAAGAGTCGCATACACAGTTCCTGTTCCAAATCAACAGTGGGGACAGTTAGAAAATGAAGAGAGCAATTCACTTCCTCCTGTAAATTACGAATTGCCTAAAAAATTTGTAAAGGCACCTAATGGATGTGTTTCAACTCAATTTATGAGAAACAGATTATACGAAGTTAATTTTCCTTATAGTTATGTAAAAATTAAAATGTCAAAAAATGTTTTAGCTGATGAAGTAGATCGCTATGGTGGTTACAACTTTACTGCTAACTATTATGGAAATGTAAAACATCATGGACCTTTTAGAGAACTTATATTAGAAGAAAAAGAAGGATGGGCAAATCCTGGAATACCTACAATGCAAATATCAATGCCTGTTATGTTGTTTTGTGATGATCCTGAAGTTTGGATGGATGTACTACCAAGTGATAGGAATATAGGTAAGAACTTACCAATATCTACAATTCCAGGTTTCATGCCAATACACTCTTGGTCAAGAGGACTATCTTGGGCATTTGAGTGGCAAGATCTAAATCAAGAAGAGTGTTTGCTAAATCATGATGTAATTATGTTTAATCTATTATTCTCTAAACCTGTAAAGCTAGAATATGTACCATGGAATGAAACATTTAGCCAACAGTGGAATCTAATAAGTCAATCCTCTGTAAATAGAAGAGAGACAAATATGTTATACCCTGAGGCTTTAAGTAGAAGACCTATCAAATTATTACCAAGGAAACAAAAATTATGGAAAGAAAAGAACAAGTAATAGATCAACTATTTCCACAAGAAGTATTTGATAGACTTGTAAGTATAGTAAAAAGAAATCATCATAAGTTTGATTACAATGAATATTTTGGTAGGTATGGTGCAACTACTGAAATTTGGAAACCACTTATGCCATACTTTGCAAAATCAGTTCCAATAGCACAAGAGATATTTGGATCTAAAACATTGATGCCTAGTTATGCTTTAGCTGTTCACTATATGGGCGATCAAGCAAAATTAGTAAATCATAAAGATGATAATGCTTGTACTTACACATTAGATTTGTGCCTTTATTATGATGATCCTTGGGATTTAGTTATAGAAGATAGAGCATATGATTTAAAGCCAAATCAAGCTCTTGCATTCTATGGAGAAGATCAAGAACATTGGAGAAATGATTTTCCAAATCCTGAAACAAATTATTATGGTGCTGTGTTTTTTCATTATGTAGAGCCAGATCATTGGTTTTTTACAGGTGAAAAATGAAGTGGGTAAAAAAAACAAACATAGAGTTTGCTAGTATTATTCCTGCACTTGTAGATATAGCACCACCTGTACCGGCAGGACAGATGATACCTGAGTGGTTTCAGAAATTACCTTTAGATTTACAACAACCAGATCATAAACCTTTTCCAATAATGACAAGCATGATTAAGGATCTAAACTTACACACTATAAAGAAATGTCCTGCAGTAGTAGATTATTTTACTGAAGGATACATTATTCCTTTTTGGATGGATATGTTAATACAAAGACATGGAGATGAGTTTAGCTATGAAACAAACTTTACTGATGAAGGTGTAGGTAGCACAGTTGAGTTTCATGATGAACAACAATTTAGTACATATCCTTTTGAAAGAAATGATTACAGAAGAGCAGTGAAATTTACAAGCCCTTGGTTTTTTTGGACACCTCCAGGTTGGTCAACTCTATTTTTAGCACCACAGATGCATCCTAATAAAGACTTCACTTTAATACCTGGCATTGTGGAAACTGATACATTCCATCAAGTTAACTTTCCTAGCATATGGCATGCAGAAGGTGAGAGACTAATAAAAAGAGGTACACCATTTTTACATGTAATACCATTTAAGAGAGAAAAGAAAAACTTGATTGTAAATAAATGGGAAGATAGACATGACATAGCTATAAGAGATGAAAGTTTTAAATTACGAAGTAAAATGACAGGTGGGTATAGACAAATAAACAAGAACAGGTTTCAATGAAAGTATGGATAGATCAAGACTTATGTACAGGAGATGGCTTGTGTGCAGAGATAGCTCCTGATGTATTTGTCATGCAAAATGATGGTTTGGCCTATGTTCAGGAAACTGTTGGAAATTTTGGAGATTTGAAGATATTTAGTGCCATACATGACAATGATCAAGGTGCTGATGGACTAGCACGAGTACCACAAGGTCAAGAGGATTTAGTTACAGAGGCAGCTGAAGAATGCCCTGGAGAATGTATTTTTATAGTACCATAGAGTATTATGGTTAATAATTACAACTTAGAATATGATCTATTAAAGAAAAGTAGAATTACTGACAGATCACCAAGAAGTATTGTTGATCAACCTCTTACAGATCAGCCTATAAACGAAATATACAGTAAAGAAGAGTCTGAAAAAACTTCTGAATAAATCAAGAAACTGTCGTTTTTCTTGTATATAATATTGATTGTATTAATGAATTAATTAATGAAAGGAAGATAATGGCTGAACAACAACAGTTAACTCCTGAAGAAACAGCAGATTTGGTCAATAAAATCATGGCTGAGAACAAAACACTCAAAGCTATGTTGGCTGATACTGCTGAAAAAATAGCAAATGCTGAACTTAGAAATTCTGAATTAAAAATTCAAGTAAATGGTTTAAGAGAAGTGTTGGCTAATATATCAGGTAAAACCGAAGAAGTACCGGAAACAGAAGAAGAATAATGTCTTCCTTACAGGAATACGCAGCTAAAGGTAAAAAACCAGGTGCTGTTCCTTGGCGTGAAAGATCAGACTCTAACAGGGCTGCATGGATAGAAGCATGTCAAGGCGTAAAAAATGGTATTCCGGCACTTAGAGCTGCAAAGTGGTTATCAGAAGAAAAAGGTTGTCCACTTATGATCGATACTATCCGAAATCAACTAAAGAACACAATGGATCGCTATGTCGAGTCTTGAAGAATATAACAAGAACAAAAGCGATTTAACAAACGCTAAAAGAAAAGATAATAAAAATCTAAAAGGTTATGATCCAGGTTACACATTAAAAGGTGATCAAGGTGAGATAACATCTAAACCACAAAAAGATGGAAACATAACTGACTTCACACACATACTTAAGGAACTAGAGCTAGATCCTAAATTGTATGATGTTATAGAGCCGGTAGAGGTAAGATCTTGGGACAGTATGGTCGATGGTGGGACACGACTCTTTTATTACAAAGCAAAGATAATATCTAAAAAACCAAGAAATCCTAATGATCCGGACTATGACAAATTATTAGCTGAAGTTAAAAAGGTAAAAAAACCAAAACTTCCTAAAGTCGATAAAGATGATAGTGTAGTTGTTTGCTGGAGTGATTGGCAAATGGGAAAACCTGATGGAGATGGAACAGAGGCAATAGTCAAAAGACTAAATCAAATGATTCCTGATTTTACTAAGTATGTAGAAGATCTTAGAGCTAATGGTAAGAAATTAAAAAATCTTCATATATTATCTTTAGGTGATATTATCGAAAATTGTAGTGGGCATTACGACACACAAACTTTCGGAGTTCAGTTAAATCTTCGTGATCAAGTTAAGGTAGCTCGTAGAATTATGGTCAAAGCAATTACTGAGTGGTCTCCATATTTTGAAAATGTTGTAATCTCGGCAATCCACGGAAATCATGGAGAAAATCGTAACAATGGAAAAACATATACGGATTTTGCTGATAACCACGATATAGCTATCTTTGAGCAAGTACAAGAAATACTAGAACAAAATCCAAAAGCTTTTGGACATGTTAAATTCCAAATACCTGAAAGTGAATTATCTGCGACTGTAGATATATCAGGTAAAATTGTAGGGTTGGCTCATGGTCATCAGTTTAGATCTGGAGTCTCACTGAAATCAGGTAAGTATGCTTTTGACAAAGGTATAAGATGGTTTGCAGGTCAGTGTATGGGTAGGGAGCCAATTGGCGACTCAGATCTCATAGTGACAGGTCATTTTCATCATTTTTTCACTATATCAAATAGAGGTCGTTGGTTTATGCAGTGTCCTTCTGTTGATGGTGGATCAGAATGGTATAAAGATATATCAGGAGATTGGTCACCACCTGCACAAGTAGTGTTTACTATATCATCTGAGGATAAGATGTATTTTTGGGAAAATTTACAATTTTTACCTTATAAACCATAGAAATACCTAAAAAGTCAATAAATTTTTTTAGAATGGATTGACTATGAATTTAGAAGTTTTAAGAATTAGCTCGCAAGCAGACTCAACAAGTGGAATACTCTTTGATGTAACTGATGGTAAAAGAAAATTTCTCTGCTACACCATTGAAGATGAATTTAGAGCAGTCAAGGTAAAACATGAAACCAGAATACCTGAAGGTATGTATGAACTTACTCTTCGTAGCGAAGGAGGCTTTCACTCACGCTATACAGCTAAATATGGTGCTGATTGGCATAAGGGTATGATCTATGTAAACAATGTGCCTGGATTTGAATATATTTTATGGCACACAGGGAATACCGATGAAAGCACCTCAGGCTGTTTAATTTTGGGTGACTCTCAAACAAGTAATTTAGTACAAAGTGATGGGTTTGTGGGATCTAGCGTAAATTCATATAAAAAGGTTTATCCAATTGTTAGAGATGCAATACTTTCAGGTGAAAAAGTTTATGTTAAATATATTGATTATGACTCTGTAGAGGGACAAGAAGAAATGAGAAAAGTATCTGGTTTTGAGCCTGTAATATCTTATAGCCCTGTAGAACAAAAACAAAAGACAGAAGTATATGACTTCTCAAAAGATTTTCCTAAATGGCCTGGAGTAAATTATAAATTACAAAGCCCAATGATGAAAGCTGATGAATTAAAAGAGTGGCAAAAAGCTGTTGGATTGACAGCAGATGGTTGGTTTGGTAACGGATCTAAAAACAAAGTTCTCGAACTTCAAAAGGAGTTCGGTTTAAAACAAGATGGTGTCCTAGGAAAAATAACTTGGGATACTTCTTTTGCAAAAGAAAAATAAAGTTAGGAGATAACTTATGAAATGGGAAATGAATGATGCTTTTAAAGTGTCCTTGATTAGAGCAGTTAGAACAGGACTACAAGCAGGTCTTGGTGTAATAATCGCTGCACAAAGTGGTTGGCTAGATATGTCAGTACTTGAAGGTGCAGTGGTAGCAGCAGGAGCAGCTTTTTTCTCAGCATTACAAAATGTGATGGAAGAGGCACCTTTCAAGTTCATGTCTAATGTTCCGAAAGGATAATTAATTTCGTAAAAGCGAAATTAGGTGCGCTAAATTGACTGAGGGGCGTTATGCCCCTCTGTCTTTAGGAGAGAGAATGTATTACTATAAAATAGAATTATTAAGAGTAGTTGATGGAGACACAGTAGATGTCAGAATTGATTTGGGTTTTAATGTGTGGCATAAATGTCGTGTACGACTCGTGGGCATTAATGCTCCTGAATCACGAACAAGAGATAAAGAAGAGAAAAAACGAGGGTTGGCTGCAAAAGATTGGCTTATAAAAACCCTAGAATCTGCTCAAGCAGATCTCGAAATGAAATCCTATGGATCTGGTAAATATGGTCGTGTATTAGGTGAAATTTATATAAATGATGTAAACATTAATCAATTAATGGTTGATGAGGGACATGCTGTTAAATATGATGGTGGGAAGAGGTAGGAAGTGATGAGAGAGTGCTTCGTAAGTTCAATACCTTAGTTCGTTTATTAATTGT